GTCCTATAGCAATATCAAGTGCCTCTGGAGGAGCGCTACCCAATAAAGGATCGCTAGCTTTTTTATCAGAAAGCTGCTTATTAAAAACGTCTACTTGCTCCGAGTTGATTATTGCCAAGATCTACCTTTTCTTCTATATATTAAAGGTTTACTTCTGCTTTAAATTAAAAATGGGTACCATTCCATCTTTTTCCTTCATTATTTTCTTGTTTCTCTCCTCTGTCTCTTTATTTATTTTTTCAAGAATGATTTGAAATTCAAAATAGGGGAGTTTTTCTAGCTCGCTGAAAGGAATATTATGATCTTTTGCTAATTTTCTTTTAATTTCAAAGTAATTGTCCAAAGATATCTGAAACAATGTAAAGGGATCGGATTCCTCCGCGAAATCGGATAGGAGCGGTGACCTCAGCACCGCATTTATTACAAGTTACAGAAAGATTATTTTTAGTAGCAAATGTTATTTGTTTAGATATAGTATCAGCTAAAACAAACTGTGTGTATGTCCAATTTTTTGAATTAATCTCATAGGAATCGTACGATTTTTCATCAAGATCTCTCCAATTCGGAATTAAAAATGGCGATATAGTAGCAAAGGAGGGATCATATTTTTTTCCGGCCCTAGTTTTATCTCTTAGAATCTTTCTTATCTTCTGAGAAACTCCAATTGTTGGAATAAAAAGCTGAATTGGTGCATCTCCATTTTTTGGAGTTAATTGGAAGCATCCATTTTCATGATCGTAGAATGTTTTTAGTTTTTGATCCAAAGTAAAATTGGAAAGAACCCCTGAAGTTAATTCTATTTCAGTTGGTATAGGACAATCCTCTTTAGTACAATTATTCTGAATCGGGATGAATATTCTATTCTCACCTTTTATAAATGTCAAATCTCGAATTGCCATGAAAATATAAAATCTATCTTCCTGATAGATGTCCTGAAAATTAAGGGTTCCACCCTTCCACCTAAAAGTTGAGCATTTAGAGACTATGTGATTTATTTTATCATCTATGTCGATTGGATCATTTTCGTCAATCGTAGAAAAATGTCTAATTTCAGAAACCTCTGAAGATCTGATAGAAAGTTCCGTTTCTTCCGGATATCCAAAACCACCGGATGGTAAATTTTCTAATGGAAGTTTTTTCCATGGTGATTCCATTGCTAATTCGGGAATTGCCTCATCTATGAATGATGCCTTTCCTAGTGATTTTGGCTTCTCTTCCTGTATTGGATTTACGTCCTCGTAATTTAATCCGCTTTCTTTCTCCTTTTCTGAAAGTTTAGAAAGAAGGTCATTTTCAAAAGTATTTTCCATAAATCGATTCTATTTTATCTATCTTTACTTCTAGTAGGAGATCTAAAATAAAATTCGTAAAAAATAATCTATGATTTTTTTGTTTTATTTAAATGTTTCGTAAGTAAGATATAAGACAACCAGAAACATCCTGAAATTGAGTAAAAAACGATATCTGCAACCCAATATGAACCACTCAAATCCATGATTAACTTGAATAAAGCGTCGTATCCAAATGGGAGAAAGAACATCGCTAACATGAGTGACGTATCTCTGTAAAAGACCATTCTTTTCTCCTTCTCCTTGTATTTGTTTAATTTCCTGATCACCTTCGTCCATGTTAGGATAATTTTTACTTTCTTACCAGAATAAAGCAATAAAAAAGGCTTATTTGTAGATAAGCCTTTTATATATTCTAATTTTCCAATTTTTAATTGAAAGTATCCTCAAAGTAATCCGCTCTAAATGACATGTTTATATCATATAATCTTCCGCCCCCTTCATAACTTAGAGGAAGTGGTGTAATTGGTTCAGTTGGGAAGCAATTCAAGAATTTAACTCTTCTGAAAACATCACCTTGCTTATTAAACATACTAACTAAAATGTAAGTGTTAGCTGCGTATATACTTTTTATACCCATTGCACCAGTTAATGGATTATAAACCAAATCTGACCATTCTCTAAGTGTCTTGTGAACGTAATTAGAGTTATTGTCATCTAAGTTTGTGTGAAACTGTAGTCTAACTTTTGCACCGGTATCCTCAACTGAGCTTCCCGCGTATCTTCTTCTTGCAAATTTATAATTTTGCTCAACTGGTCTTGGTGTTTTATCTACTTCCAATCCAGAAATAGAAATTATATTTTCTACAAGAAGACTTCTACCCGCATTTCCCACAGGATTTGAAACTGCTGCAGGAGGTTGAATTATAACCTCAAACTGATTTAAATAAACCGGTTCGTATAAACTTACTGCTGCTTTTGCGCTTGTAAAATGTGGTAGTCCTGCCATTTTTTATTTAATTATTATAAAAATACATCATCAAAGTAATCCACTGCCCATTGAACGTTCAAATTCCATAATTGTGTATTGGTGTAATTGAGCTCCATAGCACTTAAATTAGTCATAATAAAGCAATCTCTACAAGTGATTCTTCTAAAAACGTCACCAGCTTTATTAAAGACACTGATTACTATAGTTCCTGTATAGTCTCTTTTCAATCCTTGAGCTCCTGTTAATGGATTATAGATCAAATCTGCCCACTGTCTCATAGTTTTAAAGACGTACATGGAATTGTTTTCGTCTAGGTTTACCTCGAAGTTTATGGTTAAATCAAAACCTGTTTGAGGAGGCTTTGAACCTGCATAGTACCTCTTAGCGTTTTTATACTGCTGAGGTACCTCTCCCGGGTTTTGATCTACACCTAATCCCGAAACACTTTTTACATGTTCCAGAAGAATATTACCATTATTAGGATTTCCTTGTGGAGGAACTACTGAAGCAGGAGGAGTAATAACAACCTCGAACTGATTGGTATAGATCGGTTCATACTTGTTTACCGCTGCTTTCGAAGATGTATAATGTGGTAATCCTGCCATTTTTTATTTTATATATTTCCGCTCCTTTCCGTTCATCAAATTAACTAAATTGGATGAAACCTCCTGAAGCAATACCTCCAGTTCTAGTAACAGTTACTCTATTGATAAACTTATGAATACCTCTAGCAGGTTCGATTATAATATCGATAATTCCTAAGTTTTGATCTATAATAGCAGGTGTATTATTAGATGAATCCATAATTGTTAAGAAGTTATAGATACCTCCAACATTCTTAACACCGCTTAAGTAATTGTCTACTATAGTTTTGATTTCTAGTCTGATTGAATCTTCATTAAAATCAAATACGTAATTAGAAAGGATATCCTCCACGCTTTCTTCTAGTGTGATAAGCAAATCTCTAACGTGTAAGTTATTGAATGCTGAATTAGTTCTTTGATATCCGGTTTGGTTTCCGAATATTACTAATCCGATATTTCTCTTTCTAATAATTGGGTTAAATCCAAAAGGCTCTAAGAAGTCTCTGTCTTCTTGTGAGAAATCATATTCTAATCCTACTAGGTTAGATCCCGAAAGAACCCCTCTTTTTTGTCCAGCCACGATTGAATAAGGTTCGCCAGTAACAAATTTTCTTATGAAATTATTACTTACGTGTGCAGCTGGAGGGATATTGAAATTCTTTCCATTCTCTCTTATAGTTAAGAAAGGACCAAACACACCACAGAATTTAGCTCCACTGTCTTCATCAGGAAGAGTAAATCTAAACGAAGGATTTAATTCTAAGTTTCCTCCTTCTGCGATATATTTAGCTCTTAGTAAAGGAGCAGGTTCTGTTGCAGAAGGTGCATCAGTAAATCTTGGATCTACGGAATCTTTAAATTTCTCCATAGAAGGAGCATTTATAATTGCAAGACATTTTTGTCTGTCTTTAGCAAGTCTAGCTAACTGATGCTTAGAATTTGTTTGTACTTGCCCGTCGAATGTATCAATAACGTATCTGAATGTTATAATGTTTCTATCAGAAAGAGTTTTAGCAATATTAGTATTGTATAAAACATCTAGGATATCATCAAGTCTATCGTCAGAACCGTTAGGTTTATGAGAGGTCTTAATTTGGAATCCAGGAAGATACGTCATCTTGTAGTTTTCTACAAATTGATGTATTGGTCTAAACTTATTAACTCTAGCATTAGCACCAGAATATAAAAGTATAGGTCTATCCGTTTTAACATAAATTGTGTAATTACCCGGAGATCCAGGTACAGGAACTTTTTTAGATTCAATAATTCTTGTTAATCTGTTAAGTTTATTTCCTACTGAATTCTCAAATAGATCAACGTCCTGAGAAACTAGCAAATCTCCAACTTTAAGTGATGTTGCTGCTGCTTCATTTACTGACACTTCAACTTGATTTGTTGATATAACAGATATTACATTTACAAATTGATTCAGATTACCAGCAATTGAAACGATGTTAACCTGGTCTGAATCGACAGTGTCTGATGATCCGGTTGAGGAAGTCTTATAGCTAATGCCCAGTGCAACAACAGTTTCTTCTGTTGTGAAGCTGGAGTCAACGTAAGATTTCATTTCTACTGTCTCAAATCCATCTCTATCAACGGAGTTTTCGAATTTAACATATTGTACTGAAGATCCGTCGTAAGATTTATAAATAACATCACCATCGCTGATTAGGCCATTTTTATGATCTAAGAATAGTTTTGATTCGGAATATCCAAAATATGTAAAGTTTCCGATAGATTGCGGTGAAATAGGAGTAGGACTTCCAAGAGGTCCGGGACTTGTTTCGATTGGATCGAATCTATCAAAATAATCTGCTTTACAGAATTGGTAATGACTTCCTCCTAAATTTGTTCTGTACCAAGGAGAAACTAAAGGAGAAGCTGCCTTGAATAATGGATGTGACCATTTAATTCTAAGCTGAACGTTTCCTGGGGAAACTGTTACTTCTTTAACTTCTTCTATTTTTAATTTAACTATATCGTCTTGAACAAAAGCTTTTTTTGCTTCAACGTTACCTGATATACTTCCAGTAACTTTACCGATGATAAATTTAGAAGATGGAGACGTTGAAGTGATAGCTAAGAAATTTTTAAGAGCTGTTTTTCTACTAGCTGCATCAGCACCTTGGAAATTTGTCTGAAGATAAGGAAGTCCAGAGTCTAAATTTGTTGGACTGTATGTTGAAAAATCTTCTTCAAATACACCATCTACAATAGGGGAACCGAATGCATCAACAAATACAGTTCCTATTTCAACTAAGTCAGAGAATGGGCTATCTAGATCGGTTACAGTGTTTGAATTCTGTGTGTATGTAAAATCTGCGGTTAAAGGAGAGCTATAACTTAAGAAATCAATTTCATTAATTTCAGGATTAGCTGGATTTAAAGTACCTGTTAAGTGGTGACCAACTAAGTCAATATAAGAATATTCACCGGAAGAAAGATCGTCTAGAGCTTCCTCGTTAACTGCACATAAAATTCCGGTTTGTCCAACCTGATTATTTACTAATGTTTTTATGTATTGTGTGATTCCATTAAGATCTACAAAATCCGGGATCAAAGATCCAGTAACACTAAGTACTACGTTTACCTCCTTAAGTGCTAAGAAATTATCAATTTGAGCCTTTACAAATCCTTTCGATGTGAAATATGAAGAGTAAACTGGATCTAGTGAAAGTTCTTGATATTTAGTCCAGTTTCCACTCACCACGATAACATCCACGAAATAATCGGAAAT